CCTATTTATTCAAAATTAGTTCCCTAACTTTGCAATTTCTCCTGTGTTTTTGATTCTCAATGGTATGTAAATGAATTCAACTGATTTGATCGGTTCAATTGCTATATCTACATACAGTTCGTTTCTGTCAATCCTTGTAGGTGTGTTGTTTGTGTCATCACAAACTACTAGGAAGTCAAACAATGCTCTCTGACCAACAAGCTCTAACAAGAATGATTCTATTGCACCCTTGATTTCATTTCTTGTTAATTCATCGTTTGGTTCGAAAATGAACGGTTTAGCAACTGCATCTAATTGTGTTCTTAGAAACACTGCCAATCTTGAAACGTTTATTCTGTCTAACGCCGAACTTGCTGATGTTTTAGTCAAGTTACCAAAGTTAACAATTCCTGCACCTGAGAAGAAAGTGATTGGATTCACTTTAACCTCATGCATTGAATCTCTCACTGACTCCGTAACAGATATTGTTTCAAATTCTCCAGACGCTGTGTCTATGTAACCAACTGCTGTGGCATTATCAACTACACCTCTTCTCGTTCCTGATGGTGCGAACCATGGGAAAGCAACGTTGTCATTGTTTGCTAGTGTTCTTAGCATCATGTGTGAAGATGGCACAACAATAGTTTTGCCTGTGTTGTCCGTTGTTTGTCCATGTGGATAAAACAGACCCAAGAAATCACTTGAGCTGATTAAACCGTCTTCGCCGTTGTCCAATGCACCCGCGTTGTTATTAGCCCAGTTTTGTATGTCAGTTGAAGTTCCTTCTAATCTAAATGGAGTGTCTCCAACTACAAACGCTGTGCTATTTCTGTCTGTGTTCAAATTTAATAAGTTTGATATTGCTTCTGGATAACCAGGACAAGCAAGTACGTTGAAGCCTCTTTGGTCTTCTCTTATTGCTTGGTTAGTGTCTATCTCAGATTTAATTTGTTCAACAACAACTTTTCTCTGTGCTTTTCTACCGAAAGAACCAGAGCCGTCTGCGTTGTTGCTTGACTTAGTCACCCATCTGTCCGGGAAGTAAGTAGACACAGATTCATTGCTTTGTCTGATGTTACCTAAACCTGCTGATCCGTTTCCTGGATATTTCGTAACTGTTATGTAATCGTTTTTGTATTCCTTAACATTGTAACCACTTCTTCTTGTATTCCAAAGCATGATACCCTGTGGGAAGTTTGCTGGATCTGGAGCATCTGGATCTAAGAAGCCATCGCTCAATAAGTCTTTAATTGAACTTGGTGATCCTGCGCCGCCTGTTGACAATGAATCTGCCTTGTCAGCAGTTGTGTGATATCTAGCATCTGCAAACACAATACCATCTTCAGTAGTCTGGTCTGCTTTGTCAACTAGTTCAAACGCCGCACCTGTTGTAGTAACTGCTACTTGGTTCGATGTGTTTGTTGAAGTCAACGTTGCTGATGTGTTGTATCTGTAAAGTTTTGGATAGTTTTCTAAATCACTTGTGTCAATCCACAAGTCATTAGTTACAAGTGCAGTACCGTCTGACTGTGTAGTCGGTGCTGTTGCACTAAACTGTGGACCATTTGGATCTGTTGATGAGTATGCTGTTGCATATCCAACAAAAGTAGTTCCGTTGTGTGCCATGATGTCTGCTTCGTCTGTTGAAGTGTGATACCATAAAGCGCCATCTGCCGGCTCTGCCGTTGGTGCACTTGTTGAAGCAGTGTAACTTAATCTCTTCCAGTTACTTGCCATGATACCTGTGTTAGCACTTGAGTCAATGCTGTCACCTGTTGGTAGGTCATACAAGTTGTCAATTAAAGTTGAACTGTTTGCAGTGAATGTTCCGTAACTGTGAGCCGTCGTTGCACTGAAACCTGCATCTGCTAATGGTGTTCCCAATGGGCCGTCAAACATTCTGAACTCACCGCCCAGTTTGTGTGTCATAGTGATTGCACCTGTAGTCAATTTACTTGCAGAAACGTTTGTTAAACCTGCACCGTTCACTGCCGCAATAAAGTCATCAGCACCAGTACCACCTAGTGTTACTGTGACTGCACTGTTTAATGCTTCTTGGTTCTTCACTGACTCTTGTATAACAAAAGTTTCGTTACTTGTAAAAGTAGGTGCAGTTGTGTTACTAGTAATTGTAGTAGTACCACCTTCGTATCTGAAGAATTGGAAATCCCCAACATTTGGAGTTGTATCTGCTGTATCTGCCGCAGTCATTGATTCCTCAGTTACGTTGAATTGTGCGTAAAGGTCACCAACGCTTAAACCAGTACCACCGTTTGCTGGATCAAGTTTGAAAATTGCTTGATGGTGGTTGGCATGTAATGGCGAACTCACTGTTGAGAAAGCCGCACTTGATGAGCTGTAAAGTTTTGCAACCAGGTTAGCACCCGAGTTTGCACTTGTAGTCTTAAACCACACTGAACCGTTGGGTCTGTCTTCACTTGCTGTAGCGTTATCCCAAGTTGGTCTTGAAGTGTGTGCCGCTTGTAGGAATTTAGGACCGTTGAAAGTTCCTGCTGTTATTCCTAATTCAGCCAGTACACCGTTTCCTTCTTCAAATCTAATTGTGTTTGCACCTGCTGTTGAGTCACCTAGTGCTTTACCGTTGTGGAATATTTCTAGGGCACTTGTTGTCGCGTTAAGACTTGCAGTCACGTTAGTGACGTTACTTCCAATTGCTGTAACAACATCTGATAATGCTGTTCCGCCAGGAGTAATTGATACACCGTTCATTACGAAACTGTTTCCACTTGTTACTGTGGTTCCTGAAGCAACAGTGATGATCGGTAATGCCGCATGCCAATCCGTTGAACCAACATGGTTCCAGGCATTACTTGCGTTCTTCTTGTAGATCTTGTTTGTAACGTGTGTTGTGTTAATTGCGTAATCTCCAATTACACCAATTGAAGTTTTTGGTGCACCAGTTGAAACACCGCCAACTAGATCACTAGTTGATGTAATAAGTGTAGGAGTAATTGTTGTGAATGTTTGATTAGTTTGTGACCACTCAAATAATCCATAACTGCTTGATGCAAGGTCAAACCAATATGTGCCATCTGCCGGGTCTGCTGTAGGTGCCGAGGCACTTCCAACTAATTCTGATGTGTTAACATTCGCTCTTAAGATGAATGCTCTGTTGGCAACTCCTAAGAAAGAGTAGGCCGCTTGTAAGCCATACTCATTCAGCTCATAACCGTTTAGGCTATTTCCTGAAGCGTCTGTGTAGAATTTTGGATCACCAAAAGTCTCTGTTAATTCTCTTTGTGAAGAAATTAGGAATGCAGTGTTGGCGTTTGCAGTTTGTGTTCCTGATGCCGTGGCGTCGCCTGCCCCTGTTTTCTTATCTTGTGCTGATGCTACTATGAATAGTGGTGTTGTACCCGCATCTGATGGTACATAAAAGCTCTCGTTTATTACTGAAACTTCTACTCCTGGTGATGTTAAAGCCATTTTTCGTATTCTCCTTGCAAGTTACGTATATACTAGAGTTATTTATTAGATCATACGGTTTTGTTGACATAATTTACCATTTTCGTGGTGCCTATATAGGGAACGTAAATAAGTGCATGAGATACGTAGACAGACCTTTATGCAATACCTGTAAGTCAAAGCCTAGAGCATATGCCTACAAACGTAATGGAAAGGTTTATTGGAGGAGTCAGTGTGATACTTGTATACGTAAAAAAGCAGGACAAAAAGTTGGAGGCGTGACGGCACTGCAAAGGTCAGGATACAAAAAACATAAAAAATGTGAACTCTGTGGTTTCAAAGCACATGACAAAGCACAACTGGATGTATTATTTGTTGACGGTAACTTAAGGAATATTGCGAATAATAATCTAAAAACTGTTTGCGCCAATTGCCAAAGGTTGGGAAGCACTCACAGACTGGGATGGCGTGTTGGTGATCTTGTTGCTGATGATTAATGCATCAATTTTAGCATACAAATCATCTTTGCCACTGTTATTTTCTATTGTAAAATCAAATTCTTGTTTGGCCCAAGCATATTCGGACGAATGTATGCCTTGTGGCTCTATGTTACCTTCTACGTAGTTCACGAACCATTCTGGATCTTGTCCTCTTTTTACACGAATAATTTTGCCACCGTGTGCCCTGATTTGAGTTACTTCATTAGGAAATCGAACATCTGCAATCACTGTTTTTTGTCCTTTGTATCTGCCCATGCAACTGTCTACCCAAATGGAGTCATACATTTGACCACGCATTACTTCTGTGCCAAAGTATTGTAACACCCATCTTGGAGTGATTGGTTTATTAAATTTTGCACTCCAGAATTTATCTGGTTGTTCACGCCAATGCCTGCTTGAATCTGTGTCGCCTTCCAGCATATCTCTGTCCCAGTTGAACATGGCCGCAACTGCGTCTTTCAAACTTTTAGCAAAACTATCTTTTTGATAACCGTGTTCTTCAACAAGCCTGTCAGAGACAGTGCCTTTCCCAGAACTTATTAAACCTACTAAACCTATCAGCATAAGGTTTATTATACTATTTTTTTAAACGTTTTTCAATCTCTTTTATTGCGGCTTTGACAGATTTAAGTATGGTAATTCTAAGGCTTTTCTTTTTTTGTTTCAATGCCCGGATACTTATTATTTCAAGTTCTTGTACAAGTTGTTCAAGTTCTTCTATAGTAAGGTCAGAATAATTTTTATAATTGGAGCGTTTCATTACAAGATATTTAAATGGAATTTTGTAACAATTAACCAATAACAAAACTGTGTGGAGTTCCACCTTCTTGAAAGTTTCCTATGTCTGATTCTAGTCTTTCAATTTCTGCTTGTCCTTCGGACTTTAATGCATCACCGTTAAGTGTTGTTCCGCCTTGTGGACCTGCTATGGTGTTGAACTTGCCTCTTGCTTCGCCTAACATGATCTTGGACACAGCAAGTGTGTAGTCTCTGATCCATGGTTTGGAGTAGATGTCCTTGAACAGTGTGATATCAGGTCTGAAATTATCCGTGTGCATAAGCACTGTCTCGTCATCTGCTCTGGGTCTTTGTGTTATAGTTAATTTTTTAGTTGCTACATCAAAATGAAACTGTATGAAACTTCCAAACATTTTTCCTATCATTTCTTGATATGAAGCAAATGCATAATAGGTGGCCAATCCACCAGTTGCACCAGCTCTTAAAAGGTAAGTGTTTGTGTAAGCCAAGTTGAAAGGTTCAAACAAAGTACCACCTTCTCCGCCTTCAGTCCTTGAACCTACAGTTCTTCTGTTTAAATTTCTTACATTGATGATCTCATCAGGAAGAATATATGAGTTCTGATTTTTCTTCAATTCGAGGAACGCATATGATTCTTCAACAGCGTTTGAGGATCTCTGTCTAAATTTGTTGACCGCTCTTTCCAGCGCCGTTTGATAGTGTTTTGGGTCTAATTCTACGTCGATCATCCCGTCACCGAGACTGTTCTTGACGTAATCAAATATTTCTTGTTGTCCTGTTTGTAGTTCTGACATACTCATATTTATAGCCTTTGCCTTAGCAATAAATATGTATGATATGCCAAGATTATCCATTTTTAAGCCTGAAAAGGGCAACGACTACAAATTCTTTGATCGCAACATCAAAGAGATGTTTCAAGTCGGCGGCACTGACCTGCACTTCCACAAGTACCTAGGTCCATACGATCAGGGCGACACAAACAAGGATGGTGCGGCATCTCCCACACAGCCTCAGTATTCAGGTGATAGCCTCAATGAGAGGACCATACAGGATCTATTGTTTCTAGAAAACAGAGATAGAAAATACGCCAGCGACATATACACCGTAAGGGGAATTTACAATGTTCAAGATGCAGATTTCAACCTATCGCAGTTTGGTATGTTTCTACAGAATGACACACTATTTCTAACAGTGCATCTAAACGATATTGTAGAAAGAATTGGTAGGAAACCGATGAGTGGTGATGTGATAGAATTTCCACACATGAAAGAAGATTATTCTCTAGATGAAAGTATACCAATAGCACTTAAAAGATACTACGTTGTAGAAGATGTCAATAGGGCCGCAGAAGGATTCTCAGCAACTTGGTGGCCACACTTGTTAAGATTGAAAATGAAAACATTAGTTGACGCACAGGAATTTAGGGATATAATAGGTGATGCTACAACAGAAAATTCAGTTGCAAGTTACATGTCGACTTTCAACAGAGAAAAAACTATTAATGATCAAGTGGTTGCACAGGCAGAGTCAGACGCTCCTAAGTCTGGATTTAATTATAAGCAATATTACGTTGCGCCTATAGACGAAAGAGGAAATATTAGAACAGAAAATGTTAACACAGAGGATCAAAGAGCAAGTAGCGATAACTCAGTCAATGCAGTTATAGATACACCAGCAAGTTCCCACTATGGATTCTATCTAGATGGTGACGGAGTTGCACCGAACGGAAATCCAGCAGGGTTTGGAATATCATTTCCAACATCAGGTATTGATCAAGGAGATTATTTCTTAAGGACAGATTTTTTACCAAACAGATTATTTAGATACGATGGTAACAGGTGGGTAAAAATTGAAGATTCTGTTAGAATAACTACAACGAACAATGATTCTAGGTCAAACTACAAGACATCTTTTGTCAATAATAGTAGTGAGGACACTATCAATGGGTTAACTACAAAACAAAGACAATCACTAACGGAAGCTCTAAAACCAAAGGCTGACAATTAATGCTACACTTTTACGAAGGACAGGTCAGAAAGTTTCTCACTCAATTCATTAGGATCTTGAGTAATTTTTCTGTGGAAACTGGTAGAGGCAAAGATGATTCTATTAGTTTAAGGGCAGTACCTGTTGTGTACGGAGACCCAACACGTCAGGTTGCAAACATCATAAGGAACAACAGTGAAAATGCATTAAACTATGCTCCTAAGATAGCCTGTTACGTTAGGGAATTAAATTATGACAGGGAAAGAATGCAAAATCCTTACCACATTGAAAAACAACACCTGAGAGAAAGAGATGTTGATAGTGACGGCAACTACACCAACCAGTTGGGTGCAGGGTACACAGTAGAAAAAGTTATGCCTTCGCCGTTTAGGTTAGAAGTTACAGCAGACATTTTTTCATCAAATACAGATCAAAAATTACAGATCATGGAACAAATATTGTACTTGTTCAACCCAGACTTCGAAATACAAAAGTCGGACAACTACATTGACTGGACAAGTTTAAGTTATGTAGAATTGACAGGTGTAACTTTCAGTTCGAGAACAATACCGGTTGGTGCAGAATCAGAGATAGATGTTGCATCCATGACATTTTCTATGCCCATATGGTTATCACCACCTGTCAAAGTAAAGAAACTAGGTGTAGTACAGAAAATTATTATGAGCATATACGACGACGACGGTGGCATAGCAAAAGGACTAATAGATGGTGAACTGGCCTCAAGAAGTTTTATAACACCAAACAACTTTGGTTTGCTAGTGACCGGAAATCAACTAAGGTTATTAGGAACCACAGGGGTAAATGTAAAGTCAGGCGGTGATGGTTTTCAAACAGGTGCAAATGAACCAAACAACTTCGATCCTTTCGAAACATTTGGTCCGCCAGTAAATTGGAGGGTACTGTTAGATCAATATGGAAAAGTCACAAATGGTACTTCTCAGATAAGATTAACACAGCCAAATGGAAATGAAATAATTGGGACAATCGCAACAACAACATTAGACGACACAATACTACTGTACACTATAGATGACGACACTATTCCTAGTAATTCTTTGACAGCAGTCAAGAAGATTATAAATCCTGCAACATTTGATCCAGGTACGCCTGCAAACGGCGATAGATATCTTGTTATCAACGACGTTGGGGATAGTACAGCAACTTACCAAAGTTCAACGTGGGGTGCTCTAGTAGCCAGTGTTGGTGATATCATTGAATACAATAGTTCAACATCTAAATGGAACATAGCCTTTGATGCCTCTAATCCTGACAGCACACAACATTATGTTACTAACCAAAATACCGGAATACAATACAGATTCAATGGTACAGAGTGGGTGAAATCATATGAAGGCGTTTACACACAAGGGAATTGGACCATTGTCCTAGATGGTGGTTTTGTGGCAAATGATGATGCTTCAGGCCAGGACGCAACAACTCCTTGATAAATTTCCAATAAATTAGTATAATAAGTTATGAATACAAATATCATTTGTTCTGGTGCATTGTTCTATTCTACATCTACGAAAAAATTTTTATTTTTACAAAGGACAGATAAAAAGACCCAAGGCATGTGGGGTTTGGTTGGCGGGAAATCTAAGTTTAGCGAGAGTGCCTTTGATGGGTTGAAACGGGAAATCGAGGAAGAAGTCGGTGACACACCAAAATTTAAAAAAGTTATCCCATTAGAAATGTTTACATCAAATGATGAAAAGTTTTTCTTCCACACTTATCTTATTGCAATTGAAAATGAATTTTTGCCAAAATTGAACACTGAGCACTCAGGCTACTGTTGGACTTCTTTTGAATGTTGGCCCAAGAATTTACACATGGGTTTAAGGAATACGCTTAACAATAAAAGTATCAAAGGCAAGTTACAGACTATATTAGATTTGATAACTTAATTAACCAGCACTAATTTTTACAGTACCGTTGTCGTTCCAGAGTTGACCTGCATTACTAGGGTCGCTTGTTGGCAATTCCGTTGCCATTACTTTTCCTGAATTGTTTATCATCAGTGTGCCGTTGTCGT